CTATTCCTTTCGTGGAGGCTCGAATCTGTCACATCGGACAAAAAATGTCTTGAACCTGACGAGCGACATTATTAAATCAATCACTAATGATCGATTCTTGGGGCTGGCAAATCCTGACACCACACGAACAATTGACAATGTGATCTGTAACTTTACAGCAATTGAGGGCGACAGATTCGGATTGGATGGGGTTGCAATCGGTTATATTGAAGTCACTGTAACATTTCAGAGCAGAACAGGAGTGTGATCAATGACGTGGTACAAAGAAGAATACAGAAGACGGCAGATCATCGGAATCGACGCAACAGGCGGCACTGGGATAAGTGCTGATATTGACGTTGAAGTTGAGATCCCTAGAGACTGGGATGAATGTTGGGAAAATATACGATCCGACTTTAAAGACGTTGTTGTATCCACGTCGACAGGCGAAGAAATCAACTTTGCAAGGAAATCAGGCGCAAACTACAGCACCCGAACTCTAACACTGCAGATCGACAGATTGAGTATAAAGAACGACGATTCTTTTGCGGTTGCGTATGTCTATTATTTCAATCCTGACGAAGACACAGATCATAGCAGTGTTGTAACGATTGACAGCCCAAAGACGGGGTATATATTGCTTTCAGCGCCACATTCTAGAGTAGTTAGCCAGCCAGCCAGTCAAAGCGCGCTAGATGCTCCTGTACAGTCATTTATCAAAGCATCGACTGACGAAGTACATGTATTCTTTCTAGTCAATCGCAACTTTGCGAAAAGACTTTCTCCATACAATGAGCGCAACGATCAAGAGGGGATCGATTATGTTGATGTGAAATCATATGACAGCAGCGGCACAGATTCGAGCGCACGATATGATATAAGAGATACAAGGATCGGCAATGGTTTTGTAAGAGCATCTTTTAAAGCTGGCGACAGTGGATCGGACTACGCTATAGCAATTCAAATCTATACTACACTCGGACAACTTCTTGAAATGCGTGCTATTTTAAGAGTAATCGACCTTTTACCATAGGAGCAATCATGGGCATCTTATTCGCACAAAATTCTTTTCTTCGTATAGGTGAGGAGGCCACTTGGGGCACTGCTCAGACTACTACAACAGAAGACGTAAAACTGATCAGCGGCACTATTCAGGTAACTCAAGAGAGAGAACGCAGAACACATCTATCTGTACCTGCTAGCGGCGTGTTGTCGGGCACTTTTGAAGGATTCAGACAAGCGGGCGGTACTATTGAGATTCCTGCTTTCTATGATGGTATCGGGATGCTGATCAAGGCCGCACTTGGCGATCTTAGTTCAACAGGTGCAAGTGATCCGTATACACACACATACACCCCAGCAGCAGATCAGCCGAGTCTGACAATTGATTTTCAACGCGGTACAAATCTTGCCAATAGTATGGAAAGATTCACAGGCATGAAAGTGAGCACGATGACGATCAGTGCAGAAGCGGGATCTGAAATGACTTGCTCTTTTGACTTGATCGGTAAAGATGGCGCAACACGTACGACAAACATTGTGCCATCTTTCCCAGCCTACGATCAAGTTTATCACTACGAAGCGGGATCGCTTACTTTGGGCGGATCTTTGTCTGTTGCTTCTTTGGATATACGTTCTTTTGAATTGTCAATGGACAACAAACTTGATCGGCGCAACTTGCTCGGCTCAAAACTGACAGGCGAGCCAGTAGCCACAGACGTGCGCGAAGTCACAATGTCGATCACTTGTGATGTAACAGATAATAGTCTGTACAACGATAGCCTTGACGGCAATGCGGGCGACGTTTCGATCACCTTTACACGCGCCGCAGATAGCAATCATCATTTCAAGATTTCTCTTGACGATGCAACTATTGAGGACTACAACGACAATATTACTGCTTTTGGGCGTGTAGAGCGTACATTTACGATTAGAGGCTATGCAAGCAGTTCAGACGCTGGCTTGACTATCGAGATTAAGAACGCCTCAGCAAATGGCATTTACGGCGGCGCATAATCTTGACACAGAAAAGGGAGCCTGTTAGACTTCCTCTGTATTCTAGACATATACATTTTGCCTATACTCTCTTTTTCCGTTGTTTGGGAGTATAGGCTTTTTGTGTTTATAGGAATAGATGTGCAGTGCTTGCAAGTGCTTTCAAGATGGCGTGTGCTGTCAAGATTGCCATGATTCCACACAGTGAAAAGCCGATTGTTTGCCCGAGTTGCTTTGCTTGTTCTTTTGTCATTGTGCTGCTCCGTTGTTGTAAGTGGGCGACCGTAGCCGCCCGATGTTGATTGATTAGTATTCTGCTGTCCATTTGTTGTATGCTTTTTCTAGTAGCGAACTCATGTAACTATCATTTGCAAATAGATCCCACATTTCATCAAGATACATTGTAATACAGCCGTGATCATCTTCCCAGTTTTCAAGTTTTTCAAAGTTGTCAGTCAATACCCAGTGTGATACTAATTTTGCCTGTTGTGATTCTGTCATTGTGCTGCTCCGTTGTTGTTTGTATGCTTCATTGCCTACATTCTTATTATATATACATATTTATACACCGTCAACATATATACACAAAATAAATGAAAAAAGTGCAAGTCACACGATCCCCGATCCGTTAAACTGTCGATACACTCAACACACAACGGAGATCGATCATGTTGAAAGATTTTTTAAAAGAAGTACAGCAAGCCAGTGAGTTTGAACTTGAGATTTTTGGCGGTCAGTTGCTAGTCAAGGGGCGTATCTTGTCGCCTGCTGAGATTGAAAAGGCTAGCCTTGCAAATTCTCTTTTGCTTCAAGGGCTTGCAAGCAATGGCGAGATCAGCCAGTTTCAGAAAATGAGCGAGAAACTGCAAGAAGATCCCGACGAAGACACGATTGATCAAGCGTACAAGATGCTGTCCAAGATTCGACCTGAGCAAATGGAGCGCATTGCACAGAGTCAAGATCAATTGATCGCACAATGTCTGACACAGGCAAAACGAGCGGGCGACAATCAACAGTGGGAGCGTGTACAGATTGTACTGACACAGCAAGAACAGAATCCTGAGCACAATCTTTTGTGGATCGGCATGCTGTCAAAAGAAGATCGATCCGCAATCCTTGACAAAGCCCTGAAAGGGCAAGGAGAGGCAGTCAAACGGCTGTCAACTTTTCGCTGATCAAGAAGAGTATTTTCATATAATCGACATCATAGCGCGCACGTATGGCACGCTACCAAGTGAGATCGCCAAATTGGATTGGTTCGACTTGATGCTATGCCTTAAATGTATAAAGCACAGAGGATCGCGCATGAATCGACTATTGAAGCGATACAAAAAGACAGGCGTACAGCCATCTATCTCACTAACTGATCTTATTGATATATTGGGGTGAATATGTATTCATTTGCGTACTGGGTAGAGGCTCAGATCAAAGAATCGGGATTGATGCACAAAGAGATCGACAAAATGGGCGGCTTTTCAAATGGCAACATATCCAAGTGGAGACGCGGACATTGCTTGCCAAATATGCGCTTCTTTGTTGTCTTTTGTGAGTGTATTGCAAAGGCGACAGGAAAGCCGCTGGACTATGTACTGATCGACGGATTGCGCGCGCTAGATGAATACAAGAACGCAGAAAAGAGACTTGAAGATCAGCGCATTGACGAGGTGTATCATGCATTTTGTGAGTGTATTGCTCAAAAGATTGACAAGCCAGTTAGTCAGATAGTACACAAGCCCACAAAATAGCAGAAAGGGCTTGCAGTGCTATACTCTATGAAATCGGCTATCATAGCGTCATAGAGAGGTTGAAACATGGCAAAAAATACAATTGTTCAATATATTCTGAAAGTCGACGCAAAAGGCGCACAGCGATCACTTGATCAAACTGGAAAAGAAGCCGAAGAAGCTGCAAAAAGTTTCGATAAACTGGGCAACGAATCAAAAGGCTTAAATAGAGATCTAAAAAACACAGAGACACAGAGCAAATTAGCAAGCAAGGAAATGAAAAACCTTGGTATTGGTATTGCTGCGATGACTGCCGCAATGGCTGCCGCCATTACTGGAGTTGTTGAACTAAGTCAAAAATTTGCAGATCTTACAAATGAACTCGTAGACGCTTCAACTAAGACGGGGATCGCGGTTGATACGCTTGCAGGCTTAAGGCTTGCAGCCGAAGGATCTGGGCGCTCTTTCTCAAGTCTTGAGGGGGGCTTAATTAGGTTTCAGAGCTCTATGGACTCAGCCAACAAGGGAACAAAGTTGGCGGCTGATGCTTTTAAAGATTTAGGTGTTGACGTTGCAAATGCTGATGGAAGTTTGAGAGATGCCGATGCGGTATTTAATGAAACTATAAAGGCACTTTCAGAGCTAGAGAATCAAACAGAAAGAAACGCCACCGCAATGCTTTTATTTGGCAGATCGGGCGGCCCAGCATTGATCCAGTCGGGAGCACTTGAAAATCTTGAAAATATGACAGACCTGGCTAAAGAGTTTGGGATTTCGATTAACAAAGATGCAATTGGATCAATGGCTCAATTTCAGCGCAGTATGGCAGAATTTGAAACTGTAGGGATGGGGGCGCTGCAGAACATTATAAACTCAATCGCTGGTCCAAACAGTGTAACAATGGCGCTACAAGCGGCGTCTCAGGCTGCTGTTTATATGGGATCGATCTTTAGTACAGTCTTTAGAGCTGTATCGGCTTCTATTGGGAATGTTGTAGGGCTGATTTTTGCCGCAACGATGGCGATGGAAGGGAATGTCGAAGGTGCAAAAGTTGTTATCGGAGATCTTAAGCGTGAATCTAATAGTGCGTTTGGTGACTTAAAAAATGTATTTAAGAACGCCAGCGATGAACTAGATCGATTTAATGAACTTAGCGAAAGATCAACAGCCCCCAAAATAATGAAAAATACAGGCGATAATACAGGGCGTGCAGCCGATGAAATGGAGAGACTAACAAAAGCAACAGAAGAAGCCCTGAAAGCACAAGAAGAATTGAACAATTCTAATGATGAAATGATGGACAAAACAAGCGATCTAACGGCTAAAGTTAATGATCGTTTGAAAAGTGCATATGATAAGCAAATAGAAAGTATCAAAGAACTGGGCGGAGAGATCAGCAATCAAATTGCTGAATTGGAATATCAACGTGGCGTATTACTAGATCAAGCAGAAGCAAGGAAATTAAACGCCAGCGAGCAAGAAAGAATTTTATATATTACTGAAGAAATAGCCCTATTGGAAGAAATAGCAGCAGACAACAGAATTGCAGAACAGAAAGAATTAATTGCACTACAAGAAGAAAAGAGAGCAAAACAAGAGGCGGCCGCCGCCAAAGAATCAGAAAGGATAAAAAAAGAATCAGAAAGAATCAGAAAAGAGGGCGAGAAAAGAACAAGAGAAGCGCAAAGACTTAAAAGTGAAACAGATATAATTGTTAAGTCGATCAATGCACTTGCAAATCTAACCAGTGATCTATTTATTAGACCGACTGGGCAACTTGATGCAATGTTGCAAAAGGTTGAAAGAATCAAGAACAAATTTGATCAAATCAAAGAAACAGGATTCAAGGGATTTGCAGAAGAGGGCATTTCTAACACATTTAAGAAACTTGGAGATGCCGAAGGATTACAGCAAGGATTACAGGGCGGAATACAAAAACTCGATGCTGTTGCATCTCTTGACGCTGCGAGTATTGTTTCTCTAGTGTCTCCGATTGCTGGGGCTTTTACAAGTATCGTGCAAGGTCTTGGAGAGCGTGTGCTTGATCAAGGACCTGAGGAGATTAGAAGGCAAGCACTTGCACAAGCGGAGGCAATTAAGGCGGGGATCGCTTTCTTGCCTGAGTTGCTTTTGTCAATCGCACCGCAATTGGGCCTTGCCATTGCTGAAGCTTTTGTTGATGGAATACAATTGCTGTTTCGCAACTTGATACAAGTGATTAAAGATATATTTTCAAGCCCCTTTTCATTGAGAGATCGTGATCCTGACGGCAACAGTGGATCGCAAAGATTTCGGGAATCTCTAGCGCGCTTCTTTGATCCTGATCAATCTGCCTCTTTTATGAGCGGCGGAAGATTTATTCCAAAGGCAAAAGGCGGAATCAGATTCACAGGGATGCAGGACGGGCTTGCAATGCTACACAGAGGTGAGTTTGTAGTGCCTCAAAGTGGCCAACGTCCTCAACAAGTTGATCGACAGTTGAACGGGGCGACAGGCGGCGGCATGACTGTCAATATAAACAGCGCAGTAGTTGATCGCAATGCCGTTGATGCTCTTGTTAGACAAATAGAGATCAGATTCAACAATCAATTCGGCACATCTTCCAGCAATCTTTTCGGGGGTCGATAATGGGCAACGCAAAATTTTACTATACGCCTGAGCCGTACGGCGCTCAAAACGGCGCTACACTTGAAACAATCGATCTAGGCGAAGCACTTGGGGAAATGTTTTCTGATATATCCGTCGAGGCTGTTGATGCTGTCTCTCTTGCTGGCTCTATTCAAAGATCAGTAGGTAGGACACAAGAGATCGTAACTATCCAGCGTGATCGGATGATTGGGGGCGAAGATCTAGCAATCAAGTTTCACGCCCTACAAAACCACCTAGATCGGGGCTTTTCTGTATCTTTTGCCGCTGACAGTGCAAAGGCTTTCTGCTATCCAATACGGGGAACATTGAACAACACAAGCAAGTCGATCAACCTGTACGGCAATCCTTTTGTGAATTTCGTCGGGACCACAGCACTGCCAGCCGTTGGCGATTATTGCACAATCGAGACTCAAAGCCCAGCAATGATCCAAGAAATGATCAAGGTCAAAACAGTATCAACTGTAACGGCGCAGGGGGGCACAATCGACATTGAAGATCGTATAAAATTCCAATACAATCAACCCGCATTTCTTCGACACTATCGCTTTTATCCAGTATTGAAGCGTCCACAATCAGACATTGGACAGAGCATAATCACAAACGAGGGCGGGCGGCTATTCAGTTTGTCGATCCGTCTTGTTGTCGACTATCGCACATTGTACGCTGCTCACCCCGACACTATCGGAGAGTCGGGAATTTCTTTGGGGCGTTCTTTGGCAACATCAACAAGCACAGGAAGACAGGGATCAGGCTTGACACTTGACGGAATGGTCAGATCAATGCCTCATCACCTAAGAGATATAGGATCGGGGCTCAACGATGTAGGATTTGATGATATCTCAAGCCCTGAAACACTAGGGGAATAGTCATGGCGTGGTCACAGCAGTTTATTGATAGCCTAGACAAGAGCACAAAAGTTCTTTCTTATATATTGAAGTTTCTACCACCCTCAAACGATTACAACTTGAGTCAAGGCGATTACATCAACGAGGGCACAGAGATCGCGCTTGCTAGTGCTGATGTAACAATTGACAGTGTACAAGTAACGCCACAAAGATGGTCTGTGAACTTTGGCGGCTTTACAATCACAATAGCGGGCGATCTTCGTCCTGTGCTCAACTCATCATTCAGACGGGGCGCAGTTGCTGAATTGATCATGGTTCGGGATGGTGTGCGAAATCGTGTTTGTATTGGACAACTCAGAAACATAACAGGCGGGCGGGGCTTGTGGCGTTTGGAGTTTGTAGACTTTCTGACGATGATGCAGGCAAGACTAACACAAAAGGCGGCAGAATCTGAATTTTGGTACAATGCAGGCAAGATAGTAAGCACGACAGCATCTTTTAACTTTTCGAGCGATCCAAAGCTGTATCTTGATGATATTACAGCATTTGAGAAAATGACAGGTCAAGACGGGATGATCTTTGTAGAGGATGCAACGCACGGAGAGTCTGACTACTGGACATGGTCGAGCAAGACAACAACCACCGCCCCCGCTGGCTATCTAACTATTTCTAGTACTGGCAACTATCCAAGCACAGCAGCGCACGATCACTTGCACACAGGCGACAAGGTGACGAGTCTTGTAAGGCTTCGAGGGCGCCCCGATTACGTTTTTGCAAGGCTAGTAATGAGCACAGGCAACGGAACACAAGGGGCTTTTGACGATTATCCTGCATCGTGGGCGCTCGGTATCAACTTCAACCCGAATCTTTTTAACGCTCAATCATTGAATACATATTACGCTCAGGCGTGGGCAACGTCAACAGGCACGCATGAGATCGAATTGCTTATTGCTGAATCGGGCAATATAGGAACATTCTTAAATGCTGCATTGTCTATGGGTATGTGGCCAGTGTGGCGACAAAACGAATTATCATGGAGAGCGTGCCAGAATCCAAATCTAGCTAATTGGCTCACAGTAGTAGATCACATTACAGATCGGGACATTATCAGCATCGACTCCCATACACTGTACAGCCCGTCGCAGTCGGCAACGTACAGCAAGAGCATAATCAGAACATACAACAGCACAACAGCACAGTATCAAAATGTTGTGTTTTCGGGCAACTCTATTCCTCTTTTGCCTGCAGCCCTTGAAATTACGCGCGATCACAGTCTGATCTATCGTGTTGACAACCCTATACAGCCCACAAAAGCAAATGCCGATCTTGATCGCTTGCGCCGATGGGATGCGGAGCCTTTTGAAGAGTTGACATTGACTGTAACAGAAAAGCATTGCTTGTTAACAGCTGGCGACATTGTAGAAATATCGTCTAAATATATATATGGACTCAGAGAGGGCACAGGATACACGTACAGCAACAGAAGAGCGATGATCCTTGGTGTTCGTTGGAATCCGTCTCAAAGTTCCGTAAATCTTACTATAGGTGTATTATCATGAAAGTAAAATTTGAAGGCTATCCAAGCATTTTGCAACGTGTCAAAGATGCGGGCTTTGTCGTGTTTGAATCTACAGACTACGACATGAATATAATTGGGGAGCGCAACCCGCAAGGCGAAGTCAATAAGTTTGATGATTGGATACACATTGTATTTTTAGAGGGTGGTGAATGGCAATGGCATGCTTTTAAATGCACAACTGACCCAGGGAAATATTGGCTAAAAAATCCTATGCGCGTTGAAGGAACTGCGATCCTTGTACACAATCGACAATATAGAGGTGTATACAAAATCGGGATGCACCGCGGCAAATATGAGGCACTTGTGCAGCGCGGCGGCCGTGTTTCAGTATGGCGAGATCGAAACAAAGATGAAATACATGATATTGAAAACAATGAGCAATCGGGGTATTTCGGAATCAATATACACAGAGCAAGCAGTCATAGAGAAAGTCAGCAAGTAGATCGCTACAGTGCAGGCTGTCAAGTTATTGCAGATCCTGAAGATTTTAAAGAATTTCTATCATTTTGTAAATTACAGATTGAGCATACAGGATATAAAACATTTTCTTACACTCTGTTATTAGGTCTGTGATCATGCTCGAACAAGACATTTTACAGATCATGCTAAACGGCGGCGCAAATGCTGCATTTGCCGCCTTTCTTTGGTGGCAAAATAGAGATCAACAGAAACGAGCTGATGATCGCGAAGAAAAACAAGAGGCAAGAGAAAAAGAATTGCGTGATAGATACGATGGAGTGATTAGGGACTTGCAAGCCCGTGAAGATGCCATGCGGGGGCAAATAGTCAAGGAGATCAACGATCTAGACAAGCGCATGAGCCTACTAGAACAGAAACTAGAATCAATCAATAAGATTGTCGAAGAGATCAAAGCCCGCTTTGTTCGGGTTGGGTAAATCATTTCCTATTTTCAAACTGTAAAACGTCTTTGAGGCGTATACAATCTAACCGAGCACAATGCTCACAAATCAACTCATGAGGATATAAAACATGGCTGTACAAATTACGGGACGTCAGATCGCAGATGCGGCAGTAGACGTCAACAAATTAGACCTTTCAACTGG